GATATTATATATTTTGATGAATTAACTATTATTAAAAAAGCAAAGATGGTTTTTATTTTTAATGCTTTAGAAAAAGGATGGAAAATAAAAAAAAAGGGTGAAAGATTTGTATTTTCAAAAAAACATAAAGGAAAAAAAGAAGTTTTTTCCGATGAATATTTGAAACGATTTATCAACTCAAATTTATTTAAGTAATTAAAATTATGCTTTAAACTTTTTTCAATTAATTAATATTAATTTGGAAATTTTTTTTTCTTTAGGAATATTATAATAATATGGGAGGAGGATTAATGCAACTAGTCGCTTACGGTGCTCAAGATGTTTATCTTACGGGTAACCCACAAATCACTTTCTGGAAGGTAACTTACAGACGTCACACGAACTTTGCTATGGAATCTATTGAACAAACTTTTAACGGACAAGCCGATTTTGGCCGCCGAGTCCAATGCACTGTTTCGAGAAACGGTGATTTGGCTTACAGAACCTATCTTCAGGTTACTCTCCCAGAGATTAACCAAGATGATGGCACTACTGCTAATTCTCTCTACGCGCGTTGGTTAGATAACCCCGGTCACCAGCTTATCTCACAGGTTGAAGTCGAGATTGGTGGTCAGCGCATTGACAAACAGTACGGTGACTGGATGCACATCTGGAATCAGCTCACCCTTACCTCTGAACAAGAAACCGGTTTCCACAAAATGATTGGTAACACTACACAACTTACTTACTTGACTGACCCTCTTTTTGCCAAGGTTGCAACCGCATGTTCCGCTTCAGATGTCCCTAACGCGACTTGTGCCCCTCGCCAGGCTCTACCAGAGACAACTCTTTACATTCCACTTGAGTTTTGGTTCTGCCGAAATCCAGGACTAGCCCTTCCGTTGATTGCTCTTCAATACCATGAAGTCAAAATCAATATTGAGATTCGCCCTATGGATGAATGTCTCTGGGCAGTCAGTGAAATTAGCGCGTCTGGTTCTGATAACAGAAAAGAAGCAAAGGCATACAGTAAATCCCTTGTTGCTGCTTCTTTATACGTTGATTACGTTTTCCTCGATACCGATGAACGAAGACGCATGGCACAAAACCCACACGAATACCTCATTGAACAGCTTCAGTTCACTGGTGATGAATCCATCGGGTCTTCCAGTAATAAAGTTAAACTAAATTTCAATCACCCATGCAAGGAAATTATCTGGGTTGTCCAGCCTGACGCCAACGTCAGCTACTGCGACTCTTTCGTTTCATCTGAAGTATTGAATGCCGCACTCGGCGCACAACCTTTCAATTACACCGATGCAATCGATGCCTTGCCAAACTCCATTCGTGCTTTCTCTTCTGTAGCACAGCTTGGTGACGATAATGGTGTCATCGATGCTTCTGGTCTCTTCAATGACCCAACTGCGGGCGATGGTACTAATAATGCCGATTTGTCTGCCGCTGCTGTTGCTGGTGTTTCTGGTGCTTTCCCAAAAGGTGTTAACAACGGTGTCTCTGATGCGGGTGCTTTCGTCCTAGCAGAAACTGCACTTAACATGCACTGCTGGGGTGAAAATCCAGTTGTCACCGCCAAGCTTCAACTTAATGGTCAAGATAGATTCTCCGAGCGTGAAGGAACCTACTTCGACCTCGTCCAACCTTTCCAACACCACACCAGACACCCAGACACTGGTATCAACGTCTATTCATTTGCCCTTCGCCCCGAAGAGCATCAGCCATCGGGAACTTGCAATTTCTCCAGAATTGATAACGCTACTCTTCAATTGGTTGTCTCTGCCGCTGCCATCTCTGGTGCCTCTACTGCCAAAGTCCGTGTCTACGCCACCAACTACAATGTCCTTCGTGTTATGAGTGGTATGGGTGGATTAGCATACTCGAACTAATTCGAGTAGCAATAAACTTTAAAAAATATAATAACTAACAAACATTGATTTAAATAGAATATATTATATTATAATTATAATATGTTCTCTCAAAACGAAAACGTGATTGAAAAAGATGATGGTGTTTATATTCGTGCGGGTAAATTCGCAGGAACATATAAAAATTTTTGTTATTTAATTGAAAATACAGAAACAAAAGAAAAATATTATAAAATGACTTGTAATCCAGATAATACAAAATGTACTATATTATCAATAGAAGATATGGAATTAATTAAAAATTATAAACCATATAGACCAATTTGGACTGTTCAAATAGGTAATGGATATGCTTATGCAAAAATACCAGTTACAAAAACAAATATAACTTTACATTCATTCGTTATTAAAAATATGAATCCAAGCGATGAAAGAATCAATGATAAAAAATACTCAATAGACCATATTAATAGAATTAGATTAGATAATAGGCGAAATAATTTAAGATGGGCTACACAAAGCGTTCAAAATTCTAATCAAAATAAAAGAAACAGAAAAAAAACAGCAAAACCTTTGCCTGAAGGAATTACCCAAGACATGATGCCGAAATATGTTTATTATTGTAAAGAATGTTATAATAAAGAAAAACAATTGTTTCGTGAATTCTTTCGAATTGAAAAACACCCAAAGCAAAAAAAAACAATTTCTAGTTCAAAATCATCAAAATTAACCATTTTAGAAAAATTAAAACAAATAAAAGAGAAATTATATAATTTAGATAATAATATTGTAGTAGAAAGAGAATTACCACCATATTATACAATACAAAATTTTAGAAATTCACCACATTTAACATTTGATAGACGTATAGATGATAAAAGATATAATTTAAAAATGAAAATGAAAGAAAATAAATCTTTAACAGAAGAATTAGTGAGATTTAATGAAAAACTAAATAAAAAATACCCAAATTTATTAAATTATTAAATGAAACATATTAAATAATTTAATAATTAATGTATAAAATGACAGAAGAGGAAATTACAAAAATCAAACAGATATTCAATCAATTTGACAGAGACAATAATAATACTATTGATAAAAAAGAATTATCTTCATTAACTATCGCGCTTAACGACCCGTTATCCAATGCGGAATTACAAGATTTTTTTAAAATAATTGATAAAGACAATTCATCAACTATTACGTGGGAAGAATTTATTAAATATTGGACTTCTAATTAATATATTAAAAAGTATTTAACAAAAAAACACAAATATTATATTATGTCTAATATTTCTTTATATATATTTTATGGATTAACATCTGTTACCCTTGCTACCTGTTTAACTATAATAATATTGGGAATTTGTGAATGCATATCATTGCGCAAAAAAAGACAATCTGCGCGTGTTATACCAACAGTAGAACAACAAGAAGAAGAAGAAATTATTCAAGAAAGAAAACAACAAGAACAAATTATATATACATATAATCCAGAATTTATAGAAATTATAACGCGATAAATTTATCTATAAACATTTAAACTTTTTGTTTTTAAATTAACGTACTTTTTTCTTATTTTTTCATGTTTTTTTGCTGATTTGCATAAGTTTGAACTTAATTTTAATATTTTTTTTTTATTTTTTAAAAATTTATGTTTTAATAATTTTTTTTTACGCATAGTGCAACCCGTTTTAATTAATTTTCTCTTTAATTTTTGCCTTAATTTCATTATTTTTTTAAAAAAATTTTTTTCTCTTTTTTTAGTTCTTTTTTTAACGCGTTTAGTTCTTTTTTTCGTTCTTTTTTTCGTTCTTTTTTTCGTTCTTTTTTTCGTTCTTTTTACCATATATATTTAATAAATATTTTAATAAATTTAGTATTTTAAACTAATATATTATGAAATTATAAAATGTTTGCATTTATAATTGGATTGATATTTTCAAATGTGTATTCATATTATATTCTTCCAATTAATGATGGAGAAAGCCCCCTTTATAAAACTAACAATTTATCCTATAATGGTATGTTAATAATACCATATAATAGTCAAAATTCATCCATTTACATCACTGGTTAATTTATTTGTTTATTTGTTTATTAAGTATATTTTATAAAATTTCCGAAATTATAATAGGCTTTTCTTTTGGGTTATTTATACAGGGAATACAATATAAAGATAGTTTTTATTTTCCATTGCAATAATTAAGATAATTTTTAAATACAAGAAACTGATTTATATATTTATTAAATATATTTAGAGTTTAACGCGAAAATTTATTAGGTAAATGTTACAAAATAATTTAAAATATTACTGGGGATTACCAGACACAAGTGTAAGTTTTTGTGAAAAAAAATATGATAATATTTATTGGATTGCAGAATATAATAATACAATTAGCGCAATACCATATGTTTTAGTTGGTATTATATTTTTATTTACTAAAATAAAAAAAATTGGGTTTTGTATGATTTTATTAGGTTTTTCTACTATGTTAATGCATGGAACATTAAGAAATTATGCACAACTTTTAGATGAATCAACTTTATTAATTATATCTTTCGAAACTTTAAAATTATTAGATAAAAGATTTAAATATATATTTTTAGCACCAGCGATTGCTATTTATATAATGTTAAATGAAAATTTTTTTATTTTTCTCTCAACTTTTATTGGAATGCAAATAACGATTGTTTATAAAGTTTATTATAAAGAAAAATCATTTCCTCAAAGAATTTTATCATCTTTGTATGTTTTTTTCTTTATTTTAGCTGCAATATTTTGGTATATAGACCAAACATTTTGTAAATATATTGGCAACAAGCCATTTCATGCTTTGTGGCATATAAATACATGTATAGCAATGTTTTATGGTTATGCAAATCTTATCATTGATTAATAAATATAATTTTTATAATTTTATTAAATTTTTATAATTTTAATAAATTTTTATAATATATAAATTTTAAATGCAAATAGATATAATTGGATATTGCGCCATATGTATTGGAGCAATATCTTTAACACCACAAATTATCCAAATGATTAAAACAAAAAAGGTTAGAGATATAAATATATATTTTTTATTTATTTCAATAATTAGCGATATCCTTTATTTTCTTTATTCTATATTATCTAAAAATAATTTTATGTTTTATTCCATGTTTCCACCTGTTTTATCTCACTTAATTATGTTATTTTTATGGTTTATATATAATAAATCATTAAATAATGAAGAATATAAAAACAACATAGAAAACAACACAGAAAACAACACAGAAAACAACATAGAAAACAACATAGAAATAATAATAATTTAATTTCTAATAAAATATTAAATGCTTCAAAAACAAGAATGTAAAGAATTATTTGTAACTGCCGTTGTATTATTAGTAATAGACATAACATATTTATATTTTAGAAAAGATGATTTCAATATTTACTTCTTAAATGTTCAAAAATCACCTTTGAAATTTCGATTATCTGGCGCCATTTTAGCATATTTTCTATTAATTTTAGGAATGTATTATTTTATTATAAAAGATAAAAAATCTCTCCAATATGCATTTTTATTGGGTTTTATTATTTATGGTGTTTATGATTTTACAAATTACGCAACTCTATCAAATTGGACACTAAAATTTTCAATGGTTGATATGTGTTGGGGTGGTTTATTATTTACATTTAGCACATTTATAATATATGAATTATTGAAATATTTATAATTTTTATATAATTTTTTTTTATATAATTTTTATATAATTTTTTTTTATATAATTTTTATATATTTTTTAATTTAAATTAAAAAATATATAAAAATATATAATGGCAAAGGTTTATACAATTCTTTATGATGCTAATTCGCCAGAATTAGATTTAAATACCTGGTACGCTTCAAAAGGGGAACCGATAATTCCTGGTTATAGAACAAACAGTTCCTTATTACAATGGATGACAGGTGCAGCAAATGCAAATATAGGCACAATGGTTTCTAACCCAAATGTTGATATTTCGGCCAGCAAAATAATACTTTCTGATAATCTAGATTGGGATATTGAAAACCAATTGGTTATTTTTGCAAAACAAAGTATGGTGTTTGAAGGTAATGGTAAGACGATTACATTAACAAAAAATGCTATAACAGACTGTTATGGTTTAATAGCTGCCCCTCACCAATATAGTTATCGTGATTGGAATGATGCTTTAGATGGTTATAAAGGTCAATATACATATTATAGACAAGATGTTGCACAATGGTATGATTATATAAACAAGATTGAGGATTCAACTTTAGTGGAAATTTCAGAAGACGAAGACCCCTACGGTATTATTGTAAAAAATTTAATAATAGATGCTGAAACAAATTCGGTCAATAATGCTCATGGTTATATGTTTGGGAGAATTAACACAGGGTCAAGTTATCAAGGAGGTTATGCTCATGACGGAAGACCAATGACTAATGGTAACGTTACGGAATCAACGAAAAATTTATTTATTGTTGAAAA